TGGCGACCTCGGAGCCTTTGCGCTTGAGGACTTGCCTCGCACCCCTTGGTCCACGTACTTCCAATAGGGGTTAGCCATGATAGCCACCACGATTTGCTTTGCGGATAGTTCGATGTCTTCGGGGGCGATGGATGCCGATAGCGTTCCCCCTGCGTTTGCGTTGGCTGCTTCGAGGTTCTTCTTCGCAAGTTCGATGACCCGTTCAATCCACTTGACCAGCACGTCGTGGGTTGGCGACTTGCCTCCACCCTTGGGGCCGACGATTGAACCAATACCCTCCAAAGCGGTTTGGTCGATGCCTTTCATCGAACCGCTGCCGAACTTGCCTACGGGCTTACCATTGGCGAGGATGGTTGTTTCCATGTGGGTAAATGTAACCCGTGCTGGATAGTGTAGTCAGGACAGGACTCGAACCTGTATAATCCTGTTAGGTCTTGCTCTCTGGATAAGGCATATTCAACCGTGAGCAAGGAAGTTGGTATTAGTTATTTCCAACCCACTCTTATTGGTGTCATACTCGCCTGCGTATACCAATTCCGCCACCTGACTAATGCAAATATACTACTTTCTTCTTGCTCTTTCCGCCTCCATCCGTTCCGCTTCCAAAATGTCGTGAATCAGGAGGGCGTAATTGAGAAACTCCACCGCCTTCATCGCAAAGATGGCATCAAATTTCAGTACGTCCTTGTTAGCCATCCGCCACACCACCATCAGCCAACCGTACCCTGCGAGAGGGCTTACGTCAGCCCCTCGGCCTTCGTCATCAGGTGCTTGGAATAGTCGCTCAAAACTTTCAAGTAGGATTCTGAACTTAGCAAAAAAAAACTGACAACGCCCCAAACGTCGCCCACCTTGGCGTGTTTCTTCATGAGTTCGGCTCGCTCCGCATGGGCAGCACCGTCGTACTTTTTCGGGAAGAATCCGAATAGACCGCCTTCCCTGCACAAGGTCGCCATGATGCGGTGCAGGTTTTGCAGGAGTTGCTTTTCGTCCGTGGTGTTTGCGTCCATGAGTTCAATCAACTGCCCAGCCGTCAACTCATCCGTGAACACCGTTGGAATCCACCACTTGCCCCCGGCTTTGAACTTCCGCTTGTACCCAAGGGCAGGCAATGCGTTCCACTCGCTTATGATGGCCTTGTAACGCTTTAGGACGCTCTTGGCGGACATTTCTCGGACGATTGATATATCGACCCCCTCAACGATTGCAACGACTCCTGCACGCTTGTCGTAGTCCCCAAGGACGCTGGAGAACTCAATGGCTCCGATGCGCTGGAACTGGTCGATGGTGAGGTCTTGGAGTTTCATCGCTTAAAGATGGTTTTAATATCCCTGCTTCCGTGTTTGTAGTTGTTCGTTAGGTGGAACACCTTGCAATGCTCTGCCAGTTCGCCCTGCTCCGTGAACTCCAGCATCGGCTTTAGATTTAATGACCAAATCGGGAAAGAGGCAAGGCTTTCCCGGTAAAGGCCGTTATTGGGAATGTGGTCAAGTTCGCCCGGATTACGGGTCAGTACCTCCTTGAGCCTCTTGACGCTGAACATCCAAAAAGCGTGGTAGTTGATGTAATAAGGCAGGCTCACATAGTCCTTGCCGTTCCATTCACACCACACCGAGCCGGGCAGGTCTTGGTTAATGTCGGGAGTGCATTCGCCTTCCTTGTCGTCGTAGGTTTCAATGCGAGTGAAGGATGGATACAAGCCATCGGCAAACATCGAATCGAACCGCTCCGTGAAGTTGATGAAGCCTTCCTTGGGCAGCATCATGTCGTCCTCGAAATAAGCCACCCAGTCAAAATACTTGTAGGTTTCCTTGATACGAGTCCGATGGACCGCAGTCAGCATCCAAGGGTGTGAGAGTTGCGTGTGAGCGTGAACCGTTACGGGTTGGTTCGCAAGTAGGCCCACGACTTCGGGGTCGTTGGTGTCAACGAAGATGTCGGCCTGCACCGGGTAGGACTTGATAGCCTCGATTACCCGGATGAGGTTTGGTATCCTTTCGGGGTTGTGGTGGTATGCGATGTTGGCGAGTAACCTCATGGCTTCAAGATGTACCAAGAATCATTTTGTGGTTCTTCGCTTGGGGTGAAAGGTTTACCGAACTCTGCAAGGGCTTGGGCTACGCCTGAAAGGGAACGGTCATGTCCGCATAGCACACCGCCCGGTTTGACCTTGGCCCAATAGTTGGTGATGTCGTGCAAGGCCCATTTGTAGGAATGGTCCCCATCGATGTAAATGAAGTCAAAGGATTCATCGGCAATAAATTCCAAAGCCTTGTCCGAAAAATGCTTGATGATGTTTACTCGGTCAATGTAGGGCTTCAACCGCTCAAAGGCAACGTGTTCATGCCCCTTCATGGTGTTTCCATCAATAAAGCCCCACCAATCTTGATAGCCCTCAAACGGGTCAATTAGCGTGATGTGCAGGTTCGGGAATTTGTCAAGCAGCCTCACGGAGTTGTGGGCTTCCCATACGCCTATCTCGATTCCCGTGATAGGTCGGTTGGTGGGGATGTGTTGGTACATGGTTAGAAGGTTATGACAAATCGTTCGGGTGAAGGCCAACCGGGGTTGGCATCAAAGACCTTGGTGTCGGGTTTCTTTCCTATCCAATGCTCGGCTTGGAATCGGTGGTCCCTTGCAGGTTCTCCAAGTTGCTTGATATGCTCGGACTTAGCCCACCAAAAGTTGCCCCCGAAGTACGGGTAGCCTTCCGGGTTGTTGTGGTCAGCCATGTGAGGGAACTGCTCCTTGGTTATCCAATGGCATCCGACCGCATCCACTCCTTCCAGTATTTGCATGGACCGCTCCCAAGCGACCACGTTGAAAAACAGCATGGACCTCCCCCAAAGTTGGGTGGTCAAGGATGGATTCGCAGCCCCCTTCGTGTGAGCGTACAGGTACACGGCTTCCTCTTCCTGCGAGGCCCGGTACATCTCGGTCAGGGTCGCCTGCTCCCAAGCGTTGGTTCGGGTAACCACGACCTTGACCTTCTCGGCAACCATGGAATTCTCCAGCACCTCCTTGACCGCCTTGCGTTGTTCGGGTGGACCGACGATGCCGACCCTGATTTCGTCCAAGACATTGATGAGGCCGTAATTGCACACGGCCATCATGTGTTGGTTGAGTATCAACTGCCAATTCCCTCCGCAGTAAATGTGGTAGTAGTGGATGACTTTCATAAGGTCCAAAGGAGGGTTAGAAGGGTGAGGATGAAGAAAACGGCTGCAACCGTCTTCCCGATTTCGATGATCAGGTCAAGGATGCGTTCGGGGTTCATAGGGCAAAGTTAAACCACAACATACTTCCCTGAGTTGCTTACTCTTAACTTGTTGAGTGCCACATACCGCATAGCGTCGCAGGCGTGGTTGAAGGAATCAATGGGGACCCCCGTGTTCTTGCCTTCCTTGTCGGTCGCCCAAGTGTAGGAGCGCAGTTCCTTGATTAGGTTGGTGGAGTCCTTGGTTACCTGCAATTTGAACCGCTTGAGGATGTCTATCCCGTTCCGAACCGAGTCGGGGCCTTTCTCCGCTGGCTTGATGTTGAAACCTAACCGGTAGATTTCTTCGATGCTCTTGGGTTCGGCTGAATCCGCAACTATCTCCCAAGCCCTTGTGATGCCCAGCGACCGCAGTTTGTCTGCGATGTCTTGGTTGGTCAGGCCCGTAGCGTAGAGCAGTTCTTGGATGAGCAAGCAGTCCCCTTGCCGGTAGATAGCGACCAAGGCCGTAGGGTCGTTGCTAAAGCCCCAGTCAAGCCCTAAGGCGACGAATTTGGCTCGGCTGACATCGATACCCTCCACGACCTCGAAGTCCTCGTATATCGCACCCTGAAGCGTCCCGACCTGACCGAGGCCATAGACCTTCCACCAGTTCGCCCAATAGGCTGACGTTTCGGCTTTGGTGCGGTTGAGTTCGATGTCCCTCTTAATCGTATCAGGCAGGGCCTCGTTGTCGTTGTAGGTTAGGATGACCAGTTCTGCATCCTGTTCGGGCAGGACCTCCGTATGCGCCCAAAACTCGTGGGTCGGGTTGAAGTCGATATAAATGGCCTCGCTGGTTCTGATAGCCAACTGGTAGTAGGACTCAAAGTCGATGTTGTTCGCCTCGTTGATGTAGACGACCTGCCTCCTTGCCCCTCGGAGCCGTGCCTCGGAATCAGCAGAAAAGAACTCGATGATTGAACCGTTGGCGAAGTGATAGGTGAGCAGGGTCTTGTTCCATCGGTCTGCGACCCATCGGCCCGTCCATTGCATGACCTTGGCGAAGTCCTTGATTGCACCCCTCCGTAGGTGAGGGATGGATTCGGAAACTACCGAAATCTCGGTCTTGTTCTTTGCTGCGATGTCTATGAGGACCGCAAGGATGGCGAGCGTTTTCCCCGCACTTGTGCCTCCTTGAATGACCTTCTTCCGGGCCGTCATCCGACGGATTCGGCTGATGGCGGTCGTGTACTTAAAGTCCATCCCCAAACAGGGGTTGCTCGATGTGAACCGTGTTCTCTTGCTTGTCAACCAAGCCAAGCAGACGTGAGGCGATGTTGGCCGAGTAAACCCCGGCACTTGAACCCTCCAGCATATCCTTATCGCAGGTCAGCCTTATGCGTGTAATGATTGGGGAAAATTTCTTGTGCAGGTCCGTAGTCCCCTTCCTGTAATCCGAAAGGTCATAGCAAACCCCGTTCTCTGCAAGCCATCCTTCAAAGCCCCGAAAGGTAATCGGACGCTCTTTGTCCCGGTAAACCATGACCCCATCCTTGCCGACGTAGTCCTGCACCCTGTAAGGGTTGGCCTTGTTCTCGGCTCGGTACTGCTCAAACGCAGCCCACAGTTCTTCGGGGGTATTCCAAATTGGGGGTCGGCCTGCCATCAGTATTCAATTTTGTCAATTAGGTCGCTTATCTTGTTTACGATTTTCATTTTCACTTCGTACTGGTTCGGGGCATTGGACTCGTCCACCGCTCCGATGCAGTCGCAGAGGGTCGTTATGACCATCATAAGCGAGTCCATCCGAGCCTGTACTTGGGCTTCGTCATCCTTCGCCTTCGAGTTCGCCAAGTTCTCGGAGTTTATTTCTGCTCCACGATAATGCCGACTTGCCACCCCAAAGGAGGTAAGAGATGTAACCGCAGTCCGAGGTATCGTCTGCGTTGTCGTAGTAGGTTTCAGCACGGGACAGGTAGGAGTGCATCCGCTTGATGGTTTCAACCGATATGGCTTCCCCGTTGGCAAGTTGCTGCGCCCGGACCTTGCCCGTTTGGGTGGCACACTTGTTGCCGTTTCTTTCGTTGAGTTCTATCCCTCGCTTGGCATTGTTCCTGATGCCTTCCCCATAGTCCGAATAAGACTCGAACTGTTGCCTCTTGTGATTCTCCCACGTTGAGCCACAAACCGCAAGCCGTTGAGCCGTATCGGGAAATTCTGCATTGGTTTGGTTATTGCTCATACAGCGACCGATGAAGCCTTCTCTTGACTCGTTATTGTTCGGGATTGGCAGGGGCATTCAGGGAGTGGTTTATGGTGTTTTGGTTGGCTTCGGCAAACAAGTCCGCTTGAAGGTAAATGTATTGGAGAGCCGATTTTACGCAGTCAGCGCACCACCAATTCGTGGGCGGTCGTCCGTGAGCCGTTAGGATGGCTTGCAGTTCACCAACCGCATCGGGGGGTAAGCGCATGGTTAGCGATGCCACATATTGGTCCCAATACTTGCGGTGCTTCTGAGCAATTACAAACTGGTCGTTGGTCATTTGAAGGTCCATTCCCGGATGATTATTGCGGTGGCGGAGGATGCAAGGCCAAGGATCGGAGCCAAGTACCATTGGCAGGTCGGCAGGGTCAGCAAGACCCCAAGCCAAAACCCGAAGCAGGTCATACAACTAAACGGCTTCCGCTTGGCAAATGGCAAAGCGTAGAACCATCCCGGCAGCACCCGGAACTCCACGACCGCAAGTGTCGCAAGCGCACTAATCAGGATTGGAAAAACCAGTATATCCATTTGCTTCGATTGCGGTTTTGATTTTGGCCTTGGCCTGTTCTATGGAGTAGATGATGGACCTGTACGGGATGCCCGTTTCCCGACTCATGGCCTTCATGTTCCCGGTCTGCATGAGCAGGTTCAGCAGTTCCTTGTCGTAGGGGAATGCTCCATCTTTGGCCCAAGAGTCCATCTCTTGCTGGGCAATAGCCCAAAGGTCGTCGAGCAGGGAGTCGTAGTCCTTGCCCAGTTCTTGGGTTTCGGGATCCACTTCGACCCGCTCGTCGTGGTGGCGGTACTTCTTAGCGAATTGGTTGTTGTTGCCCCGGTACAGGTTCATTATCAAACGAACGATGTAGAAGCGCAGGTATCCCTGCACCTGCATCTTGAGGATTTTGTCGGGGTCTTTTTCGAGCAGAATCAGGACGACCTCTTGTTCGAGGTCCTTCCAAAGCGGATTGCCCCCCGTGATGGTGAGGCAAGCCTTGCGGATTTCTCCGCTTCGGTACAGGTCAAGGACGATGCTCTCTGCGTTCACTCACGCAAAGATGGAGAGCGTTCTTCCTAATGTTGCAAAAAATCCCGTGTCCTGTTTAAAACCTGTGTACGGAGAAACTTGATGTCGGGCCTTGCTCTCATGTTTATAGCAAGGATTTCGAGGTTGTGCATGACTGTGGCGTGGTTCCTCTTGATGATACGCCCGATTTGGCAGTAGGTGTACAGGTACTCGGAATAAGCGATGTCTGCAAAGATGCTTCGAGCCAGCACCAGTTCTTGGGTCTTGACTTCGCTCAATATGTCGTCCGGGCTGACTCCGACGACCTCTGCGGTATAGCCGAGAATGGTGCGAGTGATTAGGTCCATGGTTAAAGCATTGATTCAATTAAGTTTAT